GTCGCCGGTGTTGGCAACAACAAGTTCAACCCCGATGGCTCCGTCACCGGCGTGCAGGCTGCCAAGATGCTCCTCTGCGCTCTGGGCTATGATGCTACTGTCGAGCAGTACACCGGCGCCAACTGGGCTGTCAACGTCCTGAAGGATGCTGACGATGCCGACCTGCTGGATGATCTTGACGGTGTCGACATGAGCGCTGCCCTGTCCCGCGAGAACGCTGCCCAGATGATGTTCAATGCCCTCAAGGCCACCATGGTCGACTATGAGTCCAAGGGCACCACGATCACCATCAACGGTGCTACCATCGCCACCGGCGCTTCCTCCGCGAAGGCCGTCGCCCGTACCAGCGGCACCGACTACACCGGCGTTCCCGAGAACAGTACTACCGGCACCCAGCAGCTCTGCGAGAAGTATTTCTCCAAGCTCGTCATGAGCGACGCTGGCAATGACCTTGACAACTATGGCCGTCCGACCACTTCTTGGACCTTTGATTCCAAGAGCATCGGCTCCTATGGTGCCAAGACTCCTGTTGTAACTTACACCGCCGAAGTCAAGGAGAAGGACGTCTTCACGGCTTTGGGCGTTGACGGCATCTCCGGTTCTTCCGCGAAGTATGTTGTCATGGACAAGATCTTTGAGGATGGCGTTCAGGTTGCCACTTCTGAGAAGATCGGCTCGACTGACCAGTATCAGGCTGCTGCCTCCTCCGCCAATGGCTATAAAGAAACTGTCATTATTGCCAAGGGCGACACCAGCAATATGGCCGGTGCCGGCAACGGCGTGACCGTTGAGATCTACAAGACCGATTTGGCTAACCACTATGTCATGGTTTGCTATCATCAGTTCTTTGGCAAGGTCAGCACCGTCACTAAGGCTACCTCCGGCGGCGATGCCCGCAAGATCAGCCTGACCCTGAACGGCACTGCCAATGGCACATTTGAGACTGAGAACTTTGCCAAGGGCGATTACGTTATTGCTACCAAGTCCGGCAACACGATCAAGACTGTTGTTGCCGCCAAGAAGGTTGAGAATGTTGCGGTTACCTCTTACGGCTCTTCTTCCGTCACGGCTGCCGGCACTGCCTACAAGTACAGCCAGCTTTATACCGATGGCAAGACCTATGACATGAGCTCCGGTTCCACTTACACCCTGTATCTGGATGCCAACGGCTATGTCATCAAGAGCGACACGTATTCCGCTGGCGTTACCAATGCGGTTTATGTTGTCTCCGTCAGCAAGGTTGCTGCCACAGATGACTTTACCACCGATTATTATACCAGTGTAAAATATGTCGACGCTACCGGTAAGGTTACCACTGCAAAGGCAATTGCTAAAAACGAGACTACTGCGGCTACCGATCTGAGCGCTACCAACGTGGACACTGCTGGAAATCTGGGCTGGTTCACCGTGAAGAATGATTCCGACAACAGCGGCTATGTCATCTTCACGAAGGTCGCGGCCTATGATCCCAATGCATCCACAACTGCTGGCTTTGTCACTACGACAGACGCCTCCGATGCAAAGTACACACTGAGCAGCACGGATGCTACGATTGGCGCTAACGATGCCGTCACTGCGAACAGCAACACCACGTTTGTTCTGCGTACCGACTCCAACACTTACAAGGTTTACACTGGCATTGCCAATGTTTCCAAGTATGTTGATGTCGTGAATCCCGCCTATGCTATCGTTAAGGACGGCTATGCTACCACTGTTTACGTCGATGTGACTGGTCTGACCGCTTCTAACTCCACCGACGAGCTGGTCTACCTGCTCAGCGCTACGGCTGACCGTACTGAGTATGACGCGACCAACAAGGTCAATTACAGCGTTTACAAGGCTCTGGTTGACGGTACTGCCAAGGAGATTAAGGTTGCGTCCGGCGCGTCCGGCGTCGCCGCTGGCCTCGTGAAGGTCACTGCCTATGATGCCAACAACTATGTCAAGACGTTTGCAGCTGTGACTTCTACTACTACTGAGGCCCCGACTAAGTATGTTGTTGCCTCTCTGTCTGACAACACCGCAATCACCTATGATGGCGGCACGCTGAAGATCGGCGGCACGGCTTACGTTGTCTCCTCCAGCGCGGCAGTCTACATGATCGATTCCGACGACAATGTGACCACCACTACGGCGGATTCTCTTGCTGGCGATGTGAACGGTGCTTCCCATATCTACATGATTCAGAAGTCCGACACGGATGCCACCATTATGACCATCTACTTCGACGGTGCGATCGACTAATTCCTGCATTCATCAAGACGCTTTTGCGTTAAGATAAAAAGACCCCCGGGCTTCAGCCCGGGGGTTTTTCTATATTTGGTCGGTTCCTATTGTGACATAAAGATTTTGGTGATAAAATAATAAAAAATTTAGAATTAAGAGGTTTTAGCAATGCCACTAACTGTGCTGAATCGCCCAGATCCAGATGCAATGAATGAATTGCTCAATTACTGCTATGACAGCATGGTTGGCGTTGCTCTCCGCCTTGCATGGTATATGGGACTAATAGCTTCTGAGATTGCAAACGTGAAGTGGGAAGCATTTGACTGGCAAAAATCTGAACTTCATGTGGGCAACCGGACAATACCTGTGAGCCGAGAACAGCTTTATTTTTTTGATGCAATATACCACGAAAGAGAAGCAAAGCCTACTGATTATGTCGTTGTGTCATCGAATACGCGCAGGCCGGTTACACGACAGAGTATTTCGCGTGCCGCGCGGGAGGCCATGGATAGTTATAACATGACGTCAGTTCGCCTGATCGATTTACGTCATGACTTCATTTTGCGCCAGCTGGAACAGAAAGATTGGAGCACGGTGAGCCGAATTGCCGGAGTCGAGCTGCGTACTCTGAAAGAATGCTATGATTTTAACCCGGAAAGCGGGAAATCATTGCATAAAGTGGAATCAGAGGATCTGGAAGTAGATAAAAAAATAGATGCGATAATTGATCGGAGGACAATGAGTCCCGCTGAAACGGCAATTATGTTGTCTTGGTATGTGGGCCTTTCGCGGGAAGAGATTGTGGCTTTGACATGGGATAAGGTCGATCTCGATAAAGGCATGATATCCGGGCACATGGGAGACCATTCCAAGAGAGCTGTAAACTATCTTATGGAGTTAAAAAAGAGGCATCCGAAATGCCTCGACTGCAACGTGATAGTCGGGAAGCGAACGGAACAGGAGATTGATCCGGATCTGCTTTCCAAGCAGGTGAAGGCGTTGTTGGTCCGCAGTGGGATAGATCATTTAACGCTGCGTTCTTTGTGCAGAAACGATCGTGTTGTGAACCCAAGGGAAGAAGAAATTGCTGCAATATTGGTCCGGGAGCGCTCAGCCTTAATGGAAGAACTTCAGTTGCAGCTCGGCGCGAATGCAAAAATAATCCGCTCCTCGCTGCACCGCATGATGGAAGCCGGCAGGGTAACAAAAATTGGACGGCGTTATTATCTCTCTGAGGAAACAGTTTCGAAGGACACATACAGGGAGCTCCTGACACAATACCTTTTGGAGCATGAAAAAGCCAGGCGAGGTGAGCTTGCCACGCTTTTGAACCTGAATCCAAAGCAATGCCTTCATGCTTTAGAAGGTTTTATTCGTGATGGATGGCTGATCAGGGTGGGCAAAACCTATTCCTTGAAGTAAGTGATAGCGGCAATAATGCTCGGTCTGGATTTGTCCAGACCGAGCATTATTATAATTGTATCAGTTCATTCCCACTTGTGCTGTTACGCATTGACCTCCGGCAGTCCTGCGACACTTGTCAGCACCGACAGAATCCCCGCCAGCAGCGCCGTGCTGAGCACCGTCAGCCACTTGACGTCTCCCATCGTGGCCGAGACGCCGATCGTGGCGACTGCCGTCTGAGCAACCGTTCTGATCGCACGGACACCAGCCGCCTTAATCCACTTGCTTGTTTTATCGTTCATTTCACTACTTCCCATCAGCATCAGCATCCGTCTCCTATTGCATGGCTTTCGCCAGCTTCAAAATCAGCTCGTCGCCGTATTTGTAGCTGTCGAGATAAACGATGGTCGCGGCGGACAGCCCCGCCTTGTCCGCAAGAATCTTTTTTGCATCCGTAACTGTCACTGGTTTTCCCTCCTGTTTTACCGGGGTGTTGTAGAGTTTGTGTTCCGCCTGTCTGCGCCGCAGAAGCCCGGCCCGGTAGGACTCGGACGCGCTCGACGTGTACGACTCGATGTGCTCCGGAATCTGCGCAATCGTGCGGCCTGTGCAGAGCTGCTTCAAAGAGCCGGGACCGCAGTTGTAGCAGAACGACACCAGCGCGTCGAACTGGTTCTGATTCAGCCCCGAAGGCGCGTACTGCGCGGCATACCCCTCAAATTTTTTTAAGTCCGACCGAAGCAGTTCTTCCGCCTGCGCATAGGTCACGGTCATTCCCGCTTTCACGTCCGCGCCGTAATGCCCGTATCCAATGGTGTAATACGTCTCGCCTTGCAAGCGGTACGCCTTGAGACAGCAGCCCTCAAACGACCGGATCAGGTCAATCCCCGTCTGGCTCGTCCTCATATGTAATCCCTCCGTAAACGGTTGGGGCGGTCGAAGCCGCCCCATGTTGTTCAGCCCTCGAAGTACGCCTGAACCTCTTCCGGGTTCATGCTGCGAACATAGTCGCAGAATTCCGTGATCTCCGTGTCGATGCCGTCCTTGAAGCTCCAGCCCTTTTTGTCCCGAAGCATGGCGCAGGCAACGCCGATGTCCACGCCCTTCTCGCGGCTGATGCGGTCGATCTCGTGCCTGTTCTGTGCGTATCTGTTGTTTTCCATGATGTAGTCCTTCCCGGCCTTATGGCCTGTCCATATGTTAATTTTTCTGTTCCAACACGGTTATGCGGGTTTCGTGGTCGCCGAGCCGTAGCCGCGATATCCAGCCCGCAGGATCACGCCGTCCACACTGCCCGCAACCTTCGTCCAATCCGCAACCGCGTTAAACTGGCTGAGGTCTATGATTTTTTTCATATCAGTCTCCCATTCCCGCGCGGGCCAGGAAGTACCCGATCACGGCCGCGACGATCACATAGATCACCTTTTCCACGACGAACTCCCACCGCTTCCCCGGCTTTTCCATCAGGGTCTTGACGTCACTCTTGATTTCCCCGACGTCGCCTTTCAGGTTCGCCTGGTCAACAGCGAGCACTTTGACGGAGGTCGTCAGCTCCGTCAGCGCCTCCTGATTCTTTTCCAGCGTATCGAGCCGGTGCGTGTTGCTCCGGCACCGGCCGTCCACGTCCGTGAGCTTCACCGCCATTTCTTCATTCGTCATTTCCCTCACCGCCTGTTTCGTTCTTCCCAAAGCGTAGCAGAAAAGCCCCCGGATTGCGTCTACAATCCGGGGACTTTCTTTACCATGGATTATTTTTGTCGCTGTCGTACTTACTGTGAAACAGAGTCGAGCTCTGCGTCTTGTTGAGCTGGAGCTTTTTGATAATTGCGATGACTTCATCCTGCTTCAGGCTTCCGTCGTTGTTGGCGAGGTCGATGCCCGCCTTGAACTGAATGACTGCTGTATCCGGTACGCCATCATACTTGGTTGCTTTTACCGGAGCGCCTATGCTTCCGAGCACGCGACGTGTTGCAGATTCCTTCGCAGTATCTTTTGCCGCTTTCAGAACCGCCTGCTGCTTTGTACTATCATCCGACGTATTATAGGTATCTTCGATGTACTCCCAGTATGCCTTCAGGTAGTTGGTCTGATACTCCACATACTGGCTGTCTGTCAGAAGATGCACTTCCTCGTTTGCATCCTTGACGCTGGATGACATGACCGAAGGAAGATATTCCGTGCTTCCGGTATCAGAACAGACTTTTTCGACAGCCTTCTCCATGTCTGTTTTATAACCGGTATCCGCATCCTTCAGATATTCGTTGACCATATCAAGAACCGTCTGACGGGACGCGCGGCGGGCGGTCGTCTCCTGCTTATCTTTTGAGAGCTTATTATAAGCGGAGTAGAATTCCGTCATGGAGCTGTCCCGTTTGCTCTGGATCTTCGCGTCGATGTCGTCGGGATTGGACTTCGCGTGCCGGGCGGATTTGTCGGCCGCGTCGTATATCCGGTTGAGAAGATCCGTGGAATACTGGCTGTCGCGGATATAGTTGCCCTGGATGCCCAGCGTGTAATCCACATTCTCCCCGCCGACCGGGAAAAGCGATTTCTGCGCTTTCCACCAACCACCGAGTACGTTGTTGCCGAAGTAGTCCACCATCTGCGGGCTGACGTTGAACGCCTGCCCGATGATTTTGGCCAGCTCCGACGTTCGGCTCGTGTACTGGTCCTTTGGTTCGAGCGACTGCAATCCGCTGCTGACAATCGGCTTTCCGAGGAAGTCCCGGTTTGCAAATATCCTCACGATCGTTCCGAGGAAGCCGAGATTTCCCACCGCCCCCCCGAGATCGAGCTGCGCCAGATCGGAAACCACGTTGGGAAGCATCGTGTCCGCCGTATAGCTGTAAAACTCGTCGAAGGCGTGCTCGTTCCGGTTTCCGTAATACTCGGCGCAGGCTTCCATGAACGAGGAGAGCACCGCGATCTCCCTCGGCTTCGGGATCGTGAAAAACTTGCCGTCGCCCATGGGAATACACCAGTATGTATTCTTGGTATAGTTGGACAGCTGCGCGTAATTTTTTTTGTCCTCTTCGCTCTTGCTGTTGAGGCCGTAGATCAGCCCCGCCAGCGCCGCGGAGGCGGATAGGAAGGCCAGCACGCGGCCGCGCACCGCTTTGCCCCTCTGCCCGGCGGGCGCGTCGTCCGCGCTCACCCACCGTGCAAATTTGTCAATGCCCTGCACTCCGGCGTTGAAGAACGGAATCACCTTGTTGATCGTCCTGGATTGCACACCGCCGCGCCGGAAGTTCACCGTGATGTCGGTGCTCTCGTAAAAGGCCTCCTGCGGCGTCATCCCGTACTTTTCCCGGCAGAGCTTGTAATAGGAATATCGGGGGCCGGTCTCAATGGTGTCGGAGACGAACGCGAGCCATTCCATCGGATTGAGCCAGGTGCGCTTATCCCCCGCCAGTTTCCGGCGAATGTTCTTCGTGAGGTCGCGATCCGCCGTATAGACCGACGTCTTGCCGCCGCCCATGGCCAGGTATTCCTTGTAGAGCGGATCCGCATTGGAGCCCCGGAGCTTGTTTGCATAGGAGGATGTGATGCCGCCTACCAGATGCAGCAGGTTCTTGTCTTTGGAGAAGGTCCAGAAGGTCATCAGGTCGCGCGGTGCGTTGGAGAAAATTGACCAGAGGACGTTGTTGCCCGTCAGATTTGCCGTGACGAACCGGGAGGTCGCCGCATAGGTTTCCAGCCAGGCCGGCAGTTTCTTCGCGTCAAGCCCCGTGATCGATTCGAGCAGCATGGGGTCATTGATCTTCCAGTATTCCGTGTCACCGTTTTTCAGGACGGTCACCACGTCGCCATGGGCCTTTCCGCGGCCGTACTGATACAGAATATCGTCGATCCCGTTCACAATCTCAAAGGCCGCATCCGCGTCGGATCCCGTGAGGCTGCTTTCCTCCACCGCCTGCCCGAGCATATCCTTCAGATCCGTAGTGCGGAAGCCAGCGCGCTTCATCGGCATGGGCACCTTCTCGAGGAAGTCCGCCATGCCGCCTTTCCGCTCCGCGGCGGTTGTGATCTCGGCCATGACGTTGTTCCGAATCCCGGCGTTGACCATCCGCACCACGTTCCGAACGATGTTGTCGACGGGGTGCACGATGTCGAGCCCGCTGCCGATCGCCTTGCGGATAGTAGAGCCCTGGTTTGCATACCCGCGCCGCGCGCCGCGCAGTCCTTTGTCGCCCACCGCGCGGTTGAACGGAACGTAGAACTTCCATCGTTCCGCCCAGCTCTTTGCACTCTCCTCGGAGACGAGGCCCGTCCTGACTCCCCATGTTTTCAGGAAGTCGCTTTCGAACTGATAGAGCCGTTCGGCGGCCTCCTTGAATTCCGGATACTGCGCTTCCAGCTCCGCCTGCCGGCGCTCCATGAAGGCGGTCGAGTTCTTCCGGTCATCGGCGTAGACTCGCATCCCTTCCTTGAGGCGTTCGGGTCCGTGCCGGGCAATCAGGTATTCGCCGAACGCCCGGTACTCCGTCCGGTCCTTCAGATTAACCCCGCTGAGGGCCGTGGAGAGGCCAGGTGCAACGTACTGGCCGTTGGCGTCCGTGAGGTCCCCGGTCAGCACAGCGCCCGCCACGGCGTCCGCATACGCGGCGTTGGAGGCGATCTTGTAGGTTCCGCTGTTGGCCGCGCGATCGAATACGCGGATGCCGCGGTTGCTGTCGATCCATGCCTGATAATACGCATCGCCTTTTTCACGGAGCTTTTCGTCCGTCGTGCGAAAGTCTCTGCCCTTTTCCTCCGCCAGACGCACGGCGGATACACCTGTTTCCGCGTCCAGCGAATAGTAGGCGTTCACCTCGTCGGCCAGCTGCTCCAGAAGCACGCTGTCCCGCGCCTTGAGGGAGCCGAGAAACAGTTTTGTGAATTCCGGGTAGTCGATCGCCGCCGTCTCCCGGTTCTGGAGGAACCGGCGGATGTACTCCGCGAAGCCCTCCGTCGCCCACTTGTTCTGCTTGTAGGCCACACGCATGGTGTTGGGCAGATTGGAAACCAGCTCCTCGCGCTGCTTCTTGTCGAGAGTGCTGGTCATATGGTAGAGATTGTCCAAATGATGCCCCAGCTCGTGGGAGATCGTCGGAAGGTCGTTTGCAATCCGACTGCGGATTCCCTGTGCGTCCCGGTCGTAAGTTCCGAGAGTGTCGGCCTTCCGAATGTGGCCCGTTGTGACAGGGATTTCGAAGTCATGCCGGATTTTGTTCACAATCTCCGAAAGAGCCATCGGCGCTTTCTCCGCATTTCCGGCCCGCTGCGCCGTCCAGTTCTTCTCCTGCGGAGCCGCCTTAAGCTGGTCGACGCCGACGTCCTCTCTGGCGTCCTGCACATCCACTACGGGATTGTCCTTCATCAGCGCGGAAAGAATCTTCTCCCCCGCTTCCCCCGTCGGGATGAAATAGCGGAAAACATAGCCGATCTTCTCGGAAATGATGCCCGGATACTGCCGGGATAGATACCAGACGTTGTTTCCGCAAATCTCCATCCGGGCCTCCCCGCTGACCCTGCGGCGAACGAGTTTGATCCGGTTGTCCCGCAGAACCGCCGTTTTTCCGTCCCGCAGGACCTTCTCCGAGATCTGCGGCGCTGTATAAACTTCCTTCGTTCGCGCAGCGCCGAGCCCGCGCAGCACACCGTCGATATCGGTGCTCCGAATCAGCCGCCCCAGGTACTGCTTGCCGTCCGTCGTCAGCACACGCATCACGCGCGTGTTGGAGGCCGGGAGCTTGTCCCAGATCGGCAGCAGCGTCCCGGTCAGCAGGTGCAGCTTGGTTTCGTCGAATTCCGGCGCTTTTGCAAGCTCCTGCTTCCATGCGGATTCCCAGTCCTTTTTCTCAATGGTCTCCGTTTTTTCGTCCAGCGTAGACTGCACATACACGGAATACTGGTTTCTGTCCGCGGCCTGCAGGCGGTATCTCTTTTCGATCTCTCCTTTGATATTGGTCTTCGGGGAAATCTCATATACCGCGCGTGCCGTACCGTCCTCCATGCGGACCATTCCACAAAAGTCCGGCCGCACGCCCTTCAGCTCACGGAAGGAAATTAGGTCCGGCTTGCGGTAGGCCGTCAGCTGCACATATTTGGTGTCCGCGCCGGATTCGTCCGTGCGGATCACCTTCTCGTCCTGCACCTCGATCCTGTCCGCCATGTAGTTTTCAAGGCCCATATCGACCGAACCGCTGGAGATCGCGGCATCCATCATCCGCTCAAAAGTGTCGTAGAATCCGCTGAATACGGCGTTCTGCTCGTCCACCTCCAGCGAAAGGATGCGGTTGAGGAATCTGCCGATGTCCCTCGCGGTGTTCTGGTCGGGCTTATAGACGCCGTACTGATCATAAAGTTTGTCACAGAGGCCGAGCTTGCGCACGGATTCCACCGGCATGGACTGATAGTAGCGTTCCAGCGCGTCCTGCGCGATAGGGTTCTCGAGATTGTCCTTCTCGCCGAACATGCCGCTGCCGGTCTGCCGCTGGCCCTTTGTCAGTGCGCCGAGCTGATCCAGCCGGCGGGCGATCGTGGAAGTGAAGCGCTTCTGACCCATGATGTTTGTTGTAATAAGCTTGTAGACAGGGGCCGACGCCTCGTTGCTCCGATGCGTACGCCCGAAGCCCTGCACCGCCTTGGCCGCGTTCCAGCCCGGCTGCAGGAGGTAGTGGATGCGCTGCTGCTGATTCTTCGCCCTGCGGTCGGCATGGTAGCTCTTGCCCGTTCCGCCGGCGTCCGAAAAGACGAGGATCCGCTTTTTCCCGTCCTGAAACATCTGCGCATCTGCGAGGCCGCTTTCCTTGCCCCGCTTTTCCACCACACGATGCAGGTGTCCGTTCTCGTCCGGCTTTTCCACCACGCGGCGGGAGCGCCCCGTCACCTCGGCGATCTCCTCCGTTCCGAACGCGTCGAACAGCAGCTCCATCGGACCGTCCGGCACCTTCATCTGCTGCAGCTCTGCAATCAGCGCGTCGCGCTGCCGTACCGCCTTCTTGTCCTGCACAGGATTCCCGTCCCCGTCCAGCACAAGCCGGGACTGCGTGTTCCCCTTCTCATCGGTGTACTCCTCATAGGCGTTGACCGGGAAGCTGTTCTCCAGAAATCCGATCAGGGATTCGGACGGCGTCATGTCAAGATCATCCAGATCCGTTCCCTCGTCCTCCGATTTGGCGATTGCACGATTCGCCGCCGCCTCGTTGGTGTTGACCAGCTGAATTACACAGGAGCGGCCGTCGGCCAGTTCTTTTCGGATATCCTCCACCAGCGTGGGGACGGACATGGAGGTGAGCACCTGATTGTAAAACCGCTGCTGCGAGGTATAGAACGCGCTCCACGCCGCTGAGCGTGCCTGTCCGTTCTTGCTTCCGTTGGTCAGGTCAAGGGCGCTTCCGATGTTCTGAAATACCTTCTGCCATGCCCTCGACATGGTGTTGTAGATCTCCGTCTGCACCGGCGTGAGGTCGTGCTGCAGGGTGTCATAGCGGACGTCGTCGTAGGAAATGCTTCTCGCCATGTAGACGCCCATTGCCTTCATGTCCCGGGCAACCAACTCCATCGCGGCGAGGCCGCCGTCGGAGATCTTCGAGACGAAATCATTGACGTCGTGAAATGCCGTCCCGCGCCCCCAGAGTCCCAGCCGTTCCAGATAGGCGTAGTTGGAAACCGACGTCGCGCCGGTCGCCGAGGCGTACACTACGCGCGCGTTGGGGAACATCTGCTGCAGCTTGATTCCGGCCAGCGCCTTCTGCGAAGGCTTGGTCTTTCCTCTCGCGCCCGTCTGTCCGATCGCGTTGCCCATGTTGTGGGCTTCGTCGAAGGCGATCACGCCGTCAAAGTCCTTGCCGAGCCAGCGACCGATCTGCGTGAGCCGGGTATCGGCGCCATTCTTTCCCTGCGTACCGGGAAGCGTCGTGTAGGTGGAGAACAGGATGCCATTTTCGGCGGGAATATCCGTCCCCACCTTGTACTTGGCCGCCGGGAAGATGTCCGTCTTTTTCCCGCCCAGGTCACTCCAGTCACGCTGCGCATCCTCCAGCAGGTTCCAGCTGTTCGTGATCCAGACAGCCTTCGTTCTTCCCTGCCGGAAGTTGTCCATCAGGATGCCTGAGATCTGCCGTCCCTTGCCCACACCCGTGCCGTCGCCGATGAAGTAGCCCTTGCGCGTTCCGTCGGGAAGTTTCTGCGCGTGGGCCTGCCCGGCGTAGATGATGTTCTCGAGCTGTGCATCGGAGAGCGCGCCGGAGGTAATCAGGCTCTTGGGAAGGTTTGGCGTATAGGTCACGTCAGGTGGATCCACCGCGGACATGGCCGCACTCTCCACCAACTTGGCCGGGTGTTTTTTCGCCCCCTCGATGCGCGTTTTTCTCGGCTCATACCGGGAATACACGTTGTCGGGGTCCGCCTCCACGGCCGCCGCCTCGCTCTTCTTTTCAGAGAGTGAGACCTCGGATTTTACCGGTCGGGATAGTGCAGCTCGTCCGGCGTCAGATTCACCGGGCAGCTTTCCGTGTCCATGCTCTGCAGGCACAGCTCGAGGAAGCTTGTCAGGTGCTCCTCCAGTGCCTCGTCCGTCAGAGACGGCTCCTGCAGCGCCTCGTACTCCGCTTCGATGCTCTCCCGGGAGCTTTCGTCCGTCTCCTGCAGAACCGCTCTGAACAGACGTTCCCAGTCCTTCGGACTCAGGCCGTCCAGCCGCTCGTACAGAATCCCGAGCGTCTGCGCGTCCGCGTCCGGGGAGATCTGTCCGCTCTCCGCTGCGTTCGACGCCATCTGCAGCGTTCTCCTGAACTGCAATTCTGTCATTTCTGATTCCCTCCATCAGGTCGGGCACCTTAGAAAGATCGTCGCAGCTTCCTGTGACGGTCTTCTCCGTCGGCCCGTTTTTGTCAATGACCACGAGCTGGATGTCGAAAGTTGTGCCGTATTTCTTGTAGTTTTTTCCGTCGATGCGGAGATTGGCCCGGACATTGTATTCCGACTTGAGATTGTCCCACCACTTGCGGAAGACGGGCGCGTCGTCCGCCATGCCCCTGCCCAGAATCGCCACAAGGCGGCCATTTGGCTCGAGACGTTCCAGCGCCTGCTCGATGTGACGCTCCGCGTTTGCTGTCTTGTTCACCGCTGTGCGTCCGGCTGTGGAAGAAAACGGGGGATTCATCAACACCACCGAAGGCTTTACGTTGTCGGGCAGCAGGTTGTCGATCTGCTCCGCGTTCAGATTGAAGGTACCGTCCAGTCCCAGCTGATTGAGCAGCGCTAAACGACGCTCGGAGAGTTCGTTGGCGTATACCTTCGCGCCCCACGCCTTCGGCCAGAGTGCAAGGCCGCCGATCCCGGCGGACGGCTCGAGCACAGTGTCCGTCGGCCGGATGCCGGCGCTCCACGCCGCGAGATAGGCGATGTTGGGGGGTGTGGAGAACTGCTGAAACTGCTCCATCTCCTCTGTGCGCTTGGTCTGCGTGGGCAGAAGCTTGAGCATATTTTCGAGCTTCGATACCATGCTTTTTGCGGAGGCCGCGTTTTCGTTGGCGAGCGTTGTCACCTTCGAGGATTCCAACAGACTCTTGTTGACGGCCAGTTCCATCGCATCATAGGCATCCTTCGGTGTATATACGCCCTGCGCCTGCGTCCCTCCGAACGCCTTGTCCGCCTGCTCAAAGAGCCACGCAGAGTTGAACAGCCTCCCGCTTTTGACCATGCCCGAGATCTTGTCGGCCAGTTTCCCGGACGCAGAAAGCTGCGCAGTTCTCCCATTTTCCCCGGATTTATCCCCGTTGACTTGCTCTGCTCCCTGTGTTACGCTTGTGGTGTCAGAGGCAAGATCGGTATGAGGAGACGTTGTATTGACGTTCTGACTGTTCGGGTTTCCCGTTTCAGTCCTCCCGGAACCATTGCCCCTGATTGCTTTTTTATCCTCTCTAACTTTCCTAACACTGATTGTAGTCCTGTTTTCTTCGTTTGGCAATGCGGTTTTCGCTCCGTCCGATGCCTTACCCTCGGCGTCGTTTTGCCCCGCCAGAAACGCGCCGAGACGCTGCGGCTCCGTGAGGCCCTTTGCAGCGGGCACGCGGCTGTCCGTGATGCGTCCCTGGCCGTCCGTCTGCACCGACGCCGCGCTCGCCGCGCTCTTTCCGGCGCCGCGGCCCGCGTTGTAGACACTCACAAAGCCCGCCGCGTACTCTCCCGTGTCCGCGTTTCCGTCGTACTGGTTGAAGATCGCCTTCTGCCCGCTCGTCCCGAGTGTCTTCGCCACGGAGGCCAGTCCCGAGGCACTCCGCGTTACGGAGGTCGGGCCGCTCACTGCCGCGGAAGGCCGCTCCGTTTCCGGCTTTCCAATGTTGTTCGAAACCGCGCGGGGAGCCTGCGTCCCAGCGTTCTGTGCGGTTCCCACACGGGACGGAATTTCCACCACCGGAGCTGCAACGCTCCTGACCGGCGGAACCTCCGGGACAACCGGATTCGCACGATTCTCCGCCGCCCCGTTTCCTTCGGCCAGCTGGCGGGGAGCTTCGTACGACGCCGGAGCGGATTCTTCTGCGCTTCCTGTCCCGATGTTTCCCACCCAGAAGGACGCATCCCAGCTCAGCCCGTGCGCCTCATTAAACAACGCCAGCGCGGAAGACTTCGCCTCGGGGGACAGGCCCTCGAGCGACGAGAAAATCAGCTCATCAATTTTATCAATGGACTCCTTCGCCTTATCCACAAGTACCCCCTGCCCGACATACATCGTGTTGGACAGGTCATTTTTCATCTGCTGATTCAGGTAGAGGGCTTCATAGCACTTTCTCGCCGCGCCCTCCTCCGTCTGTGAGTTCCGGGAGAGCGAGGTGATCATCTGCTCCTGCTGCTCCATGCGCGCGTTGATCGCCGTCGCTGCATCTTGGGAAAGCTGTCTGTTCTCCACCGCGCTTGTGAGGTATGAGTAAAGGCCCATGACAAGAGCGTTCGTCAGGATCTGTTTTGCCTGCGGACGGTACGCCTCCCCGGAAATTCCGGCTTTGGCGTAGTTCGCCGCTTCTCCCACAGTCCCGCTGGCCGCCACAAAGCCCGCCGAAGAGAGCCCCTGCAGCAGATTTTTCGCCCATGGCTCATAAAACCATCCGTGCTGGCGCAGCAGCGACGCTACCCCCTGCCCGATGCCGTAGGAGGCCGCCCCTCCGGCCGCGCCGCCCACGGCTCCGATTGCAGTCTCCGCCGCTGTCTTTCCGATCGCCTGCCACGGCTTCGACCAGTTCGCTTCCGAGGCGGCATCCACCGCCGAATTCAGGCCGAAGGTCGCCGCAGGCCGGACAATGCTCGCGGCGATTCCTTTCAACCCCGAAATCGCCGGAATTGCTCCAACGATATCTCCGGCCGCCTGAAGTTTGGAAAGATCTCCAACAATCGCACCGGCCTGTGCCAGAACCGGAGATACGGCGGCCGCACGCCCCAGCGTCTTCCCCAGCGAATCGCTGCGGTACAGCTCTGCAAGGCGCGGGTTCTCTGGCGCGGCACTTGCAAGGTACTGATCCTTCATGCCCAGTGCACCGGACAGTTTGTCCGCTATGGCCGAATAACGTCCTGCCAACCCTG